GTGCCCAATAGCCAAGGGCCTAGATGCGTTGCGAATCCCATGATGTTTCCTTCATGCAGTTAATGGTGTATCAATCAGCATGACGTCCGCCGGGACGGTTTGATACACCGGAAAGCCCGGATGCCTCAATATATCACTGCTCTTCAGGGTGTGCAAGCAGTTTGTTGGATTTAGCAAGGTTTTCTTCTTGCGTAATGACCCTCAGATTCCATGGCACATGCAGCCCGCACACGGATTCCCCGCGCAATGGAACAATGTGATCGACCACATACTGCTCACCGGTTGTTTGCGTCATTGTGATGGCGATTTGGTAAAGCTGCCGTATTTCAGATTTTTGTTTTCGTGTGAGCCATTTTGGAGTGGCATCGCGATGTTTGCGCCTACGAGCTTTGGTATCCGCACGTACTTGCACTTTGTTGCGCTCTTTCCAAGCATTCCGATATTCACGCAATGTTTCAACGGGGCGGGTCGCTGCAGTTTGTTTTACCTGCTTATGGTTTTCTGCATACCACTCATGTTTGCGGTCTTTAACATCCTCTCGTTTGTTGTATTCACGAAAGTAATCAGCGCGGGTTTCTGCGGCTTGTTGCCACTCCACTTTAAGGCACTCAACGCAGGCCCCTTTAGTTTTGCGTGGGGCAATATGCCCATGCGTGCAAGGCTCCCCCGTGAAATAGTATTTGGCCCCTGATGCCTTGGCTTCAGCGCGGGTTTTAGGTAGGTTAGTGGTGTCCATATCGGCTCCTGTGACTTAGTAACAGGTAATGTACACGAAAACCGCAGAAATGAAAAGAGGCCCCGAAGGGCCTCCAAATTAAGTCTTTCGACCCAATTATTAGGACGAACCAGGCGATCCGAAGATGCCCAGTGGGTCAGAAACGCCAAAACTATAACGCTCGCGAGCTTTATAACGTACGTTACCCGTATCGAAATCACCATCCATGGAATTTTGCAATGGTGTACGAACGAAGTGCTTCAAGCCGTTTGGCACATCAGTCAACAGGAACCAAGCGTTGGTGTCTGTCAAGAAGTGGTTAACGGTGTAGCCTTCAGGAATCGAGCCGTTGTTCTTCAAGGCGTTGATGTCGTTGTCGGTTGTACCAACGCGCAACTCGGTTTCGAGCAAGCGGGTAGCCACGAACATCAGGCTTGGAGGAACGACCAATTTCTTGGGCTTAGCAGCGATCAGCAAACCGCGTTCATCGGTCCAGCCAGCGATCTGAATAACAGCGTTTTCCAACGAAGTTTCGTTCAAATCAGCGCCAGTCGAAGGACGGTTGCTGTTGGTGCCACCAGAGATCAAGGGGTGAGCTGTAGAGCACAAAACTTGACCGTCACCGTAGGTAGGGCCGCCAGTGAAGGCGTTGTTCAACACGTAAGCAGCTTTAACTTGCTTGGTGTAAGCCATACCGCGAGCCAGAGCTTTGGTGTAGCGGCTGGACAAGCTGTCATACAGGTTGTCTTCCACAGCTTCTTCAGTGATGGAGAAGCCCATTGCAATGGTTTCGTGGGTGTAACGAGCGGTCCATGCTTCTTGTGCATTGTCATAAGCGATGGCAGAGCCTTCGTTCTTAACAGGTGCAGCAGAGAAACCAGACAGTTTCGTTTCTTCTTCAAAGCTACGCTCCGAGGCTTCGGTTTCGTAGATTTCTTTGTGCTCTTCGCCGTACTTGGCGTACTCTAAACCGAACAAAGCGTTCAGGCCAGGGAGCAATTCCTTGAGCAGTTGTGCGCGTGAAATAGCCATGATTTACTCCTTAAACGCCAGTCGTGTTGTTGTACTGAGCGGTGTTGAACTTTACGAGGAACTCGTAAAACGTTGTAGAACTGTTAGTGGCAGCGCCAGTAGCAGTATCAGGAACAACGTCAACAACGCGGACAGGCAATGTATTGGTAGTGTTGGCAGAAGAGCCATCAATACCGTAATACGAATCACCGGTGTTGGTCGAGCCAACGTTTGCAACTAAAGCCACGTTAGCGCCAACAATCGCACGGCTGTAAGCCGTAGGAGTGGTAGAGCCAGCAACAGTAGCCACAACTTTAAACACGGCACTTGGATCATCCACAACGTATGCCATAGACATAGCTGAGGAAGTCGATTGAGCTGCGGGGTAATACTGACCGTTGACCGGCTGGCCAGACGAGTTCAAGTATGCGCAACCAACCAACACGCCAACGACGTTGCCGGAGTTAGTTGTGTTTGCGGCCACAATGTAGCCGTTGGTGTCCACTGCAACAGTGTCACCGTTCAGGATCGCAGTAGCGTAAGCAGGTGCGACGGGGATTTGACGGATCGCTCCGGCGTAAGGCAAACCATCCAAACGATTGAGTGGTTTAAAGCCGTACGTCTTGTCAATGGTAGGATATGCCATCTGAAGACTCCAAAAGATTAAATACCTTTACCGAAAGTCACCTTAGAGCTTCGTTCTTTGAACATCGGCATCCTAGGATCATTTTCGCGCATGAAGGTGTTGTCCACTGATTGCATTTGCGCCTCTGCCTGCTGGCGGTAATACGCATCACGCTGTTCAGTAAACTCCACCGGGGTTTTGCAAAGCAACAAACCACCGACTTCAACGCTGTCTGGATACTGGCCATTGGTCGAACCAAACAAACGGATTTCAGGATGGTCAGAAGCCTTAACAGGTTCCCAGCCTTCGCGTAATTTTGAAGAAAGATTAGTGGCGTCAGTCTTGTTCAAAGTACTGATTCGAATCCAGCGATACGCATAACCCGGCTCCGGTGTAGGATCGGGCAGAAGTTGTGGCGGCATCCATTGTTTTGGGCGCTCCACTTTTTCGCGGGTCTCAAGTTCACGGCTCAAACGATTAGACTTATCCATTTTCATTTCCTCATTTCTTCAGCAACCTTACGAGCATAGAGTTCCAACGGAACACCAAGCCGTTTGGCGATATTTACCTGTGTCTGCGTGAGCACGATCTTTTTAGGCGCTGTGCTACGGGTCGCAGGTGCGACGTTGTTGGACTTAGTGCGTTGAGGTTTCGCATCAACGGACCCACCGGTTCCAAACTCGTCCGGGAATCTTTCCTTCACATCAGCGTCGAGACGTTTATAGTACTCATCGCTGCCTGCTTGGATACCTTCTTCAAGCAAATCCTCGTGTACTCCCAGCGCGTATGAAGTCATACGTCTGTTCTTACCAAACCATGGATTTTCACCCTGCCAAGCAAGCAGTTTGTCATCCATAGGCGCGGGTTTTGCCTGTTGTGGTGTGATTTGTACAGGAGTTTCCTGTACCTGTAAAGGGGTTGGCTTAAAATTGTTAACTTTATCTGCCCTTATTTTGGCAGTAGTTAATGCTTCCTGAGCCGCTAACAGCTTCTCCGAGTCGCCAGATTCATAAGCTTCTTTGTAAAGTCGCTTAGCTTCTTCAATTTCACCGTTAACAACCTTCTTAGCCTGCTCCAAAAGAGCGACTTGGTTCTGATTTACAGAGCCTTTTAGCTTTTGGTTTTCTTCGAAAACAGCTTGCGCAATACGTAAAGCTTCATCTTTTTCGCGCTGCGCAGCCTCTTTGGCCCGGCGTTCTTCGTGATAGCCCTTAGAAAAATGCTTAATCCGCTTTTGAACACTCTCATCATATTTCGCCAGCTCATCATCGGTCACTTCCTTTGGAGGTTCGGCCATTGGCTTTCGATTACGGTCTTCTGGTGGAGTGTCATCTACCACTTCAATTTCCGATTTATCTTCCGCTTCAGGTTCTACAACCTTACCACCTTCCCGGGGGTTTTTAGTTTCCACTTCATCCGGAAACTCAAATTCTACTTTTTCAATATCAGCCATGTTCCCTCCTTATGGACGCTGGATACCGCGAGGGTCTTGCACAACCGCCTCAACAGAATCGTCATTAATGAGCCGCCATTCAGTACCATGAATCTTCATCCGGGTGCCGGTGTTAGGACGGGTAATGATGAAGTCGCCGACTTTGCAAGACGGCCCGGACGGGAACCGCTCTTTGTCTTTGAACGCATCAGGCCCGATCTTGGCCACAAACAACACGGGGGAGAGAAGCTCCTCGAATTGCATAGTTTGGCTGGCTTTGAGTAAGCCGCCTTCATATTCCTCTTCTGCTTGGGGAAGCATACAAAGGATGTGATAAGTAACCGGGTCAGGTACTTGTCTTGCTTTTTCTTCCGGGGGTTTGTTTAGCAGCCCCGAAAGGTCAACAGCACTTACATCAAATTCAGTCATCATCTTGGTCTTTCAATTTACGCACGAGGTCGCCGAGTTCGTACTGAGCGAGTTGGAGACCCCGGATGGTCCCGCTCAGTTCTTTGTAGTGATCGAAGGATTTAGCACCCCCATCACACAAAACCGCCTTGAAGTTTTCAATCTGGGCTTCAAGTTTTTTGTTGATAACCTCAATGAATTTCTCGTCCATCATTTACCTTTCGGTTTACTCGTTGCCCGCTGAGCTTGCGCTAGCGCAATCGCGGCCTTAACACGAGCTTGCTGCTGCTCGTGGTCTAACTTCTGCTGGTGGGCTTGCGCTTGCTGATCAAGCCCTGCGGCGTGCTGCTGCGCAGCGTGCTGCGCTTGTTGTGCCTGCATGGCCAACTCTAGCTGATGACGCTGAGCCATCTGCTGCATCTCCTGCTGATGACGTTGTGCAATCATGGCCGGATTCTCACCCTGTTTAGATGCCATATCCTGCGCCTTGAGTTGTAACTCCTGCGCTTTGAGCTGCAAGTCACCCTGAACTTTCTGCTGTTTAGTCTGGGCTTCTTGCGCCTTGATCTGGAGCTCTTGCTGCTGCATCTGGATGATGGGGTCTTGGGCTTGCTGCTGGGCTTGCTGCTGCGCAGCTTGTGCTTTATCAACCTGCAGCAACTGCGTCGCGGCCTGGGCCACAAGTTTAGACAACTGCGCTTCAGTGTTCTCATCCAACTCCGCATCAGGCGCGGGCAGTGTCGCACCAAGCTGCTGCTGAATCTTGTTACGGTATTGAAACGCCACATGCTCTGCAACGTGCGCCATGATGGCCGCCTGCATCTGCTGCGCCATGGGGTTCTGGCCAATCTGCGCCATGATAACTGGGTCCTGCATCATCGACATGTGGACAGCGATGTGTGCATCGTGGTCCTGCGCTATAAACGCCTTAGTCGGCTTAGCCGTCAAGAAACTCATGTTCTCACTCACAGGATCGCGCGGCTTCAGATCATCATCTGTGGGTACCAACTTGTCTGCGTTTTTAACGCCCAGTACCTCAATCATCTGGCGGTGCAACTGGGGCAAGTCATAAATCTGCGGAGCTTGCTGGCTTAACTGGATCACCGCTTGGTACTGCATGATCCGCTGGGCCATCGTGGCGCTGTTGGGGTCAGACACGGGGATCACGTCTACCATATCGTAGTCCGCTTGCTTGGCTTGACGATCACCTGCTACGGGCTGGAACGCATAATTCTTGGGGGAGTGGTCACGGATGATGGCCTTGAGCAGTTTAAATTCCTGCTTCATGCTGTAGTGCACGCGAGCCTGCACAGCGCTCATAGTCTTGAGTTGGCGCTCAAGAAGTGCTAGCGTTGTGCCCACAGGCGCATTAGCGCTCATGTCGCTCACGTTCATATCCGCGATTGAGCCCAGACGCCGCGCTTCCGCTGTGATGTTATCTAAGAGCCCTGCCAAGACTTGACTTGGTTCTTTGTACGGCAGCGGCATGATGTTGTCACGCACCGCTCCGCTTGGAATGTCCACATCGCGCCACTCGCCGGGAGCAATCGGAGTGTCATCTCCTTTGATCCGTAAGCCCCGAGCCTTTAGCCCGCCGGGCAAGTTAGAGAGTGTGCCCGCATCCACCAACTGGCGAATGATCGAAGTGCCCGCGCGTGCATACCCACCGATCAGGTGAATAAAGCCAATACCGTAAGCGCCAAAGCCCGTAATGTAGTCGTACTGAACAAAGTGGTCGCGCTTTTGGTGAGTACCATCGTCCTCACTCCAGTTACGGTAGATCGACAACACCTTGTTAGTGCCCCGGTCGATAGTGATAACGTAGGGCATCGCCAGCCCATCTTTATCCTCGTACCCCGGCAAGTCATACTCAACACAACTCTCATACAACTGGTAGCGATTGTCTTGCGTGAGTGTGTATCCCTGGTCTTCG